CTTCCATTAAAACATCAAAAGGTTTTACTTTCCATTTATTGCCAAGAGTGTAAAGTCCACTGTGAAAAAAACTTAAATGTTGTAACTCAATTATTTTAACTTCTTTACCTTTGTAAAAAGCTTTTATTGTTATTTCGTCTTTAATCATTTGTAATCCTTTTTAAAGTGTTTCATCCATAGCCAATTCCAAAAAGACCAGAATCTATTATTCCATTTTTTATTCTCAAAGTTATCTACTTCTTCAATCTCATACTCAATAGATAATTTTTTTCTTTCTGCTTCAGGTAAACTCATAAAAATTTTCCATGCTTTTTTATTGTTTATCATTACTCTTTATCACCTGTTTCATTATAGTAGTCCATGGGTTAAATTCAATTTTTGAGCATCCGTTTAAAACCATCAGTATCAGTATAAACTTCACCCAATTCCTCTTCATTTACCTTACCCTTTTTACATATTGAACACTTAACAATAACATCTTCTCTAGCAAGTTTATAAGGCACCTTTACTAAGGCAGTGCCCTTACAAACTGGACAATCAATTTTGTTATTCTTTTGATCCATTCAATAATTTTTTTCTCATTGTATCTACAGGTACTTTTTCTTTTTTAGCTAAGAAAGCAACATAGTCATTTACCAACTTACTAATCATTGCACCCGGTGCTCTAAATTTATTTTTGCATAAACCTTTAAGTAAAGAATAGTCTTCCTTAGCTATTGCAACTGACCTCCATCTATTTATGTCCATTTTTATTCTCCAATATTTTAACTTGTTTAACTAATTCCTTTACACCCTCTTCTAGTTCGGCATTCTTTTGTTTAAATATTTTTAAATTTTTACTAAGAATATCTATAGTTTTAAACAATCCATCTCTAGCTTCTTCTAGTTTACCCATAGGATCTAAGTTGCCTTCTGGTTGTTGTCCTAATGGTAATACATTATTCAGTCTCGCCATTTCAGCGTTCATCTTTTCTATCATTTTTCATCTCCGGTTGGTTGATTTTTTCGTTCTTGTATTTCGTCTTCTACAAAAATTATGGCTGCTGTTCTACCAAAGGGATAAAATTTTTTCCCTGATATATCATACGCAGAAACCATAGTGATTGCATCGATGTAACTATCTAAATGCACTGAATCTTCAGTAGCTGTACCATCAGGATCATTACTAGGGATCTTAGATAATTGTTGGTCTAAGTCTTTCATGATACCCTGGGCTACTGAACTATTACATTTAAATCTCATAAATCTTAATTACATGGGATAGATGGGATAGTCAACAAAATTATGAAAATACTTTTAACCATTATTATTTGTTCTGGAGTATCTGATACTTGTTTACAACCATTTACTTTTGAACCACCTTATAATTCTACATATGAGTGTATGGTTGATGGCTACACTAAGGCACTTGAAAAAACTATAGAAATAGGTAAAGAAGATGTTAATGAATATGATATTTATATAAAATTTATGTGTGAGAAAGATAATAAACCCCTAATTTAGAATGATTATAAAGTATATATTATTAGCAACAATATGTTACCAAATGCCAAATATGACAGAAAAATGTATTCAACAAGTTAAAAATTCGGTCTCAGATCAACAGAGATGCATAGCTATATCAAATCATAGTGGTAAGGCCTTTAAACAAAGAGTGGAAGCTCTAAATGGCTCTGTGACCTCTTATGAGGCATTTTGTTATGCTATTGACAATCAAGGGTACAGTGTTGACCATTCATTCAAAATATCTTATAATATCTTATGACAGCTTATCGTATCCAAGCTCGTGTGGGAGGAAAGTATTTAGATACTACTTTAGATGCACCCAGCGATAAAGAGGCTCTCGATAAGTTTGTTCAACTTGCCAGTGAAGGTAAGATAGAAGAAGTTACAACTGATTTCTATACACTTAAATTCATGGGTATAACTTTGGAGGAAATAAATGTTGAGTCCGGAAAAAGTACAAATGTTAAAAAAGCTTCAACACCTGGAGCATAAGTGGTCAGCAGGTTTCCTGACACATGGTGGTTGTAATGTCGAGATGTTGCAAATAGAAAGAGAGATTAAGTCTCAAAGAAATACTATTAAGCATCAAGATGTTCAAGAAAACTTAAGTGCAAGTAGTTTACAACAAAGTGCTTAAGACCTAGGTAAAAAACGTTCACTAGTCCTTAGTGTATTTGTCTGCCCAAATTCGTAATGATTAATTATAGCTAACAGTTTTGGTTTTTTCTCAATTGTAAAGTTAACAATTTTCTTAGCAGCGATTAAAGCTTTTTGGTGAGAGCATCTCCAACGCCATTGATCTTTTCTACTAAAGCCTAAGTTAGCTTTATGAGTAATTGTACCTACACCAATTATTCTTTGAAACTCTGCAATAGGATCTAAGTGGACCATATTAATTTCCATTGATACTCTCCATTTATACTTATGGCCACCTTTAGGATAATCTTTTTTATATTGAACACATCCCTCTCCATCAAATAAACCACCGCACCAAGCTTCTGGTTCTAGTCCTCTGATAAACACTTACTTAGCATCTCCCCAAGATTTTCCAATACCATACTCTACAACAAATGGAACTTTAAATTCTATTGTATTCTCCATAGTATCTTTAATTCTTTTTATCTGCTCTTCTCCTTTTGCACCACTCTCTATATTAAAACAAAGCTCATCATGTATTTGTAAGATAGGTAGATCACCACCTTCTACACAATCTAGCATAGCTTGTTTAGTCTGATCAGCAGCACTACCTTGAATTAATCTATTTAAAGCTTTGTAAGTATAGGCTCTTTTAATACCGTCTCTACCATATTTGGCTACAGCATTATCAAATGTTTCCGCCATATGTAAACCGAAGTCTCTTGTTTCCCACTTATCAAACCTACATTTACGGCCTTTCTTAGTACGAATTACTCCTTTTTCACTAGCAGTTTGCATACATCTATCAGATAACATCTTAACAAAAGGTACCTTCCTATTGTATTTACTAATTAAAACATCAGCTTCTTCCTTAGTTACTCCAAGACTTAAGGCTAACTTATTCTTACCCATGCCATACATTAGACCAAGTCCAATAGTCTTAGCTTGGTTTCTTTCAATACCTACTAGATCAGCTACAGTTTGATGAAAGTCTGCATTAGAGTTTTTGTAAGACTCTACTAATTCATTTGATCCTTCATATCCTTCTCCAATACTCGCTGCATAATGAACCGTCATTCGTGGCTCTTGCTGAGAGTAATCAAAGCTACCCCATCTACACCCTTCTTCTGGAATGAATAGAGCTCTAATCAATGGACCAAATTCTTTATTCCTTGAAGGTACTTGTTGTAAATTTGGATTAGACATACTCAATCTACCAGACACAGTTCCGCCACTATCAGATCTAAGTTGATTTATTTCTGCATGGATCCTTGAATCAACCTGGTACTTCATGATAGAAGATAGGAACGTATTATGAAATTTATTAACTTCTCTAGCCTGAACAATCAACTTAGCAATTTTGTGCGGACAATTGACCAACCAGTTTTGTGTAAATGATGGTTCATCGGATTTTGCAGTTCTTGGGTATTCTATTTTCAGCTTATCAAAAGCTATGGCAATCTGGCGTGCTGCCCAAATGTCTATGTCTGTTCCTGATTCTTTTTTTATTGCCGATAGGAGTTCTTTTTCTTGGATCCTCATTTTTGTTCGTAGTTTTTCAGCTAGTTCCACTTCTACTCTAACACCTCGTTGTCTCATCTTAATTAAGTTAGGTAGCAACTTAGATTCCATTTCCCATACAGTAGTTAAACTTTGTGACTGTATCTCTTGTTTAAATCTTTGCCATAATAGAAGCGTGAGTCGTGCATCTTGTTCAGCGTAATAACCAACATGTTCTGCAGGTAACATCCACATCTCAGCTTTAGGATCGACACCATGGTCTGCTGCTGCTTGTTTCAAATCAGTCTCTGCTTTTAACTCTCCTAAATAATCTCTTGATAAATTATTTAAAGAAAAAGAATATCTGTTCTCATCTATAAGAGCTGCTGCAATCATAGTATCAACAATCTCTCCTTCAACTTTAATACCTATCTGTTGTAACCAACCTACATCGTACTGAGCATTATGAAATATTTTAGTACAAGGTAAACTGCATACAGTTTTCATATAAGCTTTCACTTGTTCTGGTATCATGTTACCACCCCCTAAATGACCGAATGGGTAATAACCTTGCCAACCTTCTACAGCTACAGCAAAACCAATAATCTCTCCTTTACCTAAAGCCCAGCCAGCACCTAAACCATTATTAATACCTTCATCTCTAGTCTCTAAGTCAATAGCTATTTCAGTAGCTCCGGTTAAATCTTTGTACTCTGATGGACAAGACCAAATATGTTTTTTAAAACTCATGTTAAGTTGTAAGCCACCCATTATTTTTCATCCTCATCTAAATTTTTAAGATCATAATCATAACTACCTTTTTCATGTTCATCTGTAATCCATTTAGCAGAATTTTCTACTGACCATTTTCTAGTACCTACAAGTCTATTGATTGCATTTTCATGTGGGTTAACTCCCATAGAGGGATCATAAATTTTTAATCTATTGTTAGGTTGTATAGCATAATTACCATCATCTAATTCTATAACATGACCACACTTATGCTGATCTGGTTTTTCTGAATAACCAAAAGCAAGTTCATTGAAATCGCCCCCACACCAATCTATTGTAAAAAGATATTTGCCTTTTCTTTTTACTTTTCTTCTTGATGTATATTGCATAGTACAGCCAGCTATCTCATAAAATGTAGTTACAGAAACATTATAACTAAAACTATCCCACATAACTAATTCATCTAATGGTAATTCTTTTACTCCAGGTTCTTTACAAAAAGCAGATATAGGTGCTCTCCACCATATACCACCATCCTCCATAAGAAAATGAAACAAAGGTACTTGATTAGGTATAGAGCTAAAACCAAAGATACCTACTTCAAAATATTTATCATGTGAATCTTTTTGATCTCTTAAAAAGTTTCCTCTTACATAACATTCTATTATGGGTATATTTGCATTTAAATACATTATTTTTTATCCTTTAGTTTTTTTATTTCTAGATCACAATAATGTTTTATCTTTTCTAAATCTTTTATTTTATCTTTGTTTAAATACCTACAAACATATTTAACAACACACCCTTGAAAGAAAGAGAGATTGTTTTTTGAAATAAATTCGTAAGGTTGTATGGTAAAGTTTTTATAATGATTACCCCCTATTTGTTTAGTCTCTGGGAAATCGTCTTTAAATATATCACTGTTTGTCATTTTTCTCCTGTACATATATTAAATAGTCTGCACCCAATGGGTAGTTATACTTATAGTCAGTTCTTAATAGATGTAAAGTTTTTCTTGCCCTAGTAGAACCGGTGTACCAAACCTTTCTTTCATTAATCTTCTCTTCTGCGTTCTTATGTTTAAATGATGATGGGTAGTTGCCTTTACCGTATAAGACTACATTATCTTTTTCATCTCCTTTAACTGAGTGTATTGTATCTATAATTATAACAGGATCATTATTAAGTTCTGTTTGGCCATATCGTTTAAGTAATCTAATGAAGTGTCTTATTTGATTAGGTTTAAAGTTTCTCCTTAAGATCCACCACCATTGTTTACTTTCACATTCATTAGGTAAATCTAAACCACACCATTCTTTTAAATCACTAAAAGAATATTCTTTAAAGTCTGGCTCACTAGACCAAAACTTTTCTAATCTAAACTTAGAATCAGTAAGCTCTCTTATATATTGATACATAACTTTAGCTTGATTCTTATTTAATTTTTTACCATTACTTAAGTGGGTCCAGGCTTTAATAGCTTCCCATTGTTTAATATCAAAACACTTAACATCTTTATTGTCTTTAAAATATAAGCCGGCATCTTTAGCCAGCATCCTAAGTTCATTGACTGTACTATTTACTCTACCTAAAATAAACCAACTCCCTTTTAATTCTGCAAAAGGTATCTCGGTAAAATTTCTATAGCTCTTAACAAATCCATCTTTCTCTGTATGCTCATATTCTTTTTCTTCACTATCTAATATACCTCGTCTTATTATTTGTGAGAACTTATGAATAGCTGCACCAAATCTTCTAGTCTTTCTTAGTTTTACTTTTCGACCTGGGAAAAAAGTAGTAAAATATTTAGGGTCTGCACCATTCCATTTATATATACCTTGGTCATCATCACCAGCTAAGTAAATTCTTTTTACCTTATCTGCCATCTTATATATGACTGACCATTGTAACGGTGTGAAGTCCTGAGCTTCATCTATAATTAAAACTTTTAATGCTGGGAAATCTATTTCATTTATAGCTCTACCAATCATATCATCAAAGTCTATAAAAGGTTTTTCACCACCATATTTTTTATAATGCTCATAAGTTTTTATCTTTCTAAAAAATACATCTAATGAATCTTTTTTATAAGACTCTTTCTTGTAGGCTTCACTAGGTTCAATACATAAGTTACGGGACTTACTATATATTCCTAAAGACCAATCCTTATAGAGAAAGCTATCATCCGCTAATCTTTGATCACTGGTTTTAATAATCTTAGTCTGTAATGCAAAATCAATTGTACAATCTTTAGGATCAAAAACATCCTCAGAAAAATATCTTCTACAATAAGTATGTAATGTTTTAAATCGATAGAAGTCTTCTGTAGTATATAATGGAAAAGCTTCTGTTGCTCTAGCTACTGCAGTGTTAACTGCTTTGTTGGTAAAAGATAGGAAGGCCATCTCACTAGGAAGAATACCTTTTTTTAAATGACCCTTTAATACTTTTTCAATTAAGGTGTGTGTCTTTCCTGTACCTGGTGGTCCAAAAATCTTTATGGTTTTCTTATAAAGACTTTTAAGTTTTTCAAGTTCTGAATTTCCCTGTGTGGTAGTCATCATCCATTTCTGTTACATCTTTAGTTTGTTTATCTTGTTTAGATTTTATTTTCATATGCTCCACAAAATCAGGCATCTGTACTTTCCATACATTCTTAACTCCTTCATGATATTCAAGTCTCTGACAACTTAAAACATCTAAAGCTTCTTTAACACTCTTAAATATTTTCTTGTTACCATGGAATCGTTCTAAAGTAATCTTCCTGAAATAACACTCATTTGTTTTACTATCTAGTATAACATAGTTGTCTTTAAGCTTATCAAAATCATCTTCTTCAATATGGTTCTCAAAGAAATCTTTTAAGAAAGTATACTTCTCCTCTTCAAGTGTATCTTCATATTTCATTTGAACATTCTCTTGTGCTCTAACTACTATCTCTCTTAATAATAATTCAAAGGGTGGTGGACCAGACTTAGGTCTAGGTAAACTCATCCAGTAAATTCCATATCTTAATAATCTAGTTCTCCAGGACTTCTCATCTTTCATATCTTCTGGAGTTACAGAAATCTTATGGCCCTGGTATTCAAATGTAAACTGGATAGACTTAGTATCTCTTACATATTCTATTTGTTTAAAGTCCTCTATCATGTCTGGTACTTGAGAACCAATACCTAACTTTCTAAACTTGCATAAGTCTTTATTACATATAGGAGTAATAGCATTTAATTTAGGTGGACACTTATAAGCATAACCTTTTTTACTTAAGGAGCTTACAATAGTATTAGTAATTTCTTTTGGATCCATTGGTTTAACAAAGATCTCTTTATTTCTTTCTTGCAGTATATCGTCTATTTGTTTTTTAGTTAAAGAGTCATCAGATTTTTTCATCTCTAATACTCCAACATTAAATAGTAAATCGTTTCTATGATCCCCTCTCCATTTATCTGTAATCATTTTCTGAACACAAGGAGGATAATCTTTCCAATTACTTTCTGGTTCGTATTCTTTAACTTTAATTTTAAATAAGTCTTCTATTGATATTGTTTTCTGTTTAGCTAATTCTAAAAATCTTCCTATAAGTACAGGGCTATTGTTATTATCATATGCATGTTCGGTAGTAGCATCCATATTAAAGTATGGCATATTCATACACTTGTTCATTGGAAATACTTCTAAGGATTGAAAAAAATTATTATTCCATTCATTTAATTTTTTTAATAAATCTTTTACTGGAGCCCAATCTTTTAAGAATAAGAATAGGTGTAGTCCACCAGACTTTGATCTAACTGCTATCAAAGGTAAGTTATTCTCTCTAATAATATCTACAATTTTCTTTTCACTAAATCCAGTATAGCTTTGAGGGTCTATATCTATACAGCCCCACTTAACAACATCACCATTCTCAGGTTTTATTCCTATTCTTTGAACACCTTCTAAGTGATCCTTCCATAGTTTAAGAGTAACAGGTTCGTGAAGCGTGAGCGTTCTAGCAACATGCTTACCCCGTTCATCTACCTCCCCAGTAAGAGAGGTAGTGATGAACAGTTCAGAGTTACCCTCAAATAAATTTAAGAGTTCCTTTTCCATTAGAATGGTACAGGTGCGCTCTTAGTTTCTTTGTTGTTGAGATCTTCAGAAAAATCTACCTTACCAAAGATATCACTCTTCATTGCAGATTGATAAAAGGCTCTAGTAGTCTCCAATGTTTTACCATTGTTTTCTACATTTAAGTATTTATCAAACTCCACAACCCAACCATACCAAGAATTCTGTGAATTAGATTCCTTAGTGGTGCTTAGTTTATAAGTGGTAGCCCAAGTAGGCGGTCTATAGAAACCTTTAGCTCCTTGAACTCTTCTTGATTGCATCATAGAGTTCCAGGTCTTAGATTTCTTTTTCTGAGTAGACTTCATAGTAATCAATGCTTGCTCTATCGGACTATAATTATCATCCAATAAATAAACAAAGTGGTTACCAGTGTCTTCGATATAGTTACCGTTAGGCAATCTATCTTTGTTGTCTGCTGACCTTGTGGTCTGAGACATGATAGCTGGATCAGTATGAATACCTACTGGTCTTCCTGGACTGTCCCCTTTATCTTTCCATTCATTAAAAGTATTAATGTAAAGACAAGGTACAACTATCACTCCTGTTTTACCTTTCCATACAGATCCTGATGTCTCACTCCATATGTCACCCTGTCTAGCAGTGTCCACATGTTTACCATCACTTTCATCAAGCACTGGTGAGTTAGCATATAGTATCTTTAGGATTGGTAGTTTTTGGTCTCGAGCTGTTACAAACTCTTGACCTTCACCAGAAGCGGATTCTAAATCCATACTTGCTGGTAAGTTGTCGGCTTTCTTAATAACCTCTTTCACTTGAGGTTTCGTTTGCTCTTGTGGCATGTTTACTCCTTCGTTGTTAGTTTGGTTTTGTTTGATACATAAGTCCCGAATAAGTCAGCAGGCACATGTTGTCCTCTTTCGATTTGATCCTTAACAAATCCTTTTAGAGTACTAGGGTGCACTGATTCTTTTTGTTTGACATCGAGACCTTTGTTTTTAAGTTCCTCTACCAAAGCCTTAGCTTCATTATCTTGATTACGAGTAAAACTTAAGGACACATCATTTTTAATTAATGATCCGTGGTTATTATCTCTCAACCAAGTAAATGCTTCATCGGTTTTTGATATAGGTATTCTTGCAGCGTAAAAAGGTTTGACCTCAACTTTTGTACCATCGTTGAGTTCAATCTTTTGTACCCCGGTTTTTTGCATCAAGTTTGGAATTGTCTGCTCAGAAAGAACGGTTTCTATTTCTCTTAGTTTCTTTACTTTTTCTTCAGCCGTTTTTATTTGTTCCTGAGTTTCCAATAACTTGTTGCAAGATTCGGCAATATCGTTGGTATTGCCGGTGTCAATCGATATGATTGATTCTGCTTCTAAGTCCATATGAACCTCCATTTCGGAAAGTAGTATATTAATTAATTGCAATATGCAAACAAATAAAATAAAAAGTTTCTGTGTATAATTATAAAACACAGCCTTATGAACACCAGCGGCAAGCTCTTATTAAAGGAGCCGAAGCTAAGAACTATGCCTATTTTATGGAGATGGGAACCGGTAAAACTAAGGTTGCAATAGATAATGCTTGTTGGTTGTATCTTCAAAATAAAATAAAACATGTATTTGTTATAGCTCCTAAGACTGTTTATTTAAATTGGTTAAAAGAAATTGAAACCCATGCATCAGTTGATTATAATATTTGGACCTGGAAAGTTGATTCGGATAAGCTATTTAACTTTGGTGGTATAGATCAATTAAACTTTGTACTTATGAATGTAGAAGCTCTATCACATAAGAGTGGCCAGAAATGGTTAGAATCTAAATTAGTTAAGTATGGTTTACAATCTATGCTAATCTTAGATGAGAGTACTACTATTAAAAATAATTCAGCATTAAGAACTAAAGCAATTGTTAAATTAGGAAGCTTTCTAAAATATAAAAGAATACTTACAGGCTCTCCTATAACTAAATCACCTTTAGATTTATTTACTCAATGTGCTTTTTTAGACAGATCTTTATTAGGGTATGATAGTTATTTTGTATTTAGAAATAGATATGCTGTTATGCATCAAGTTGAGATGGGTGGTAAGATTGTAATGTTTCCTAAATATTATACTAACTTAGATGAACTTGAGAATAGATTAAAAACATTTTCATATAGAGTAAGGAAAAAAGATTGTCTAGATCTTCCCGATAAGGTTTATGTTCAAAGATATATAGAGCTTACAGATGAACAGAAACAAATGTATTCTGATTTAAAACGTAAAGCCATGACTATTATACATGATGAGACCGTATCCTTTAATAATAAGCTTACAGAAGTATTAAGACTACACCAGATTACTTGTGGTTTTCTTAATACTGATAGTGGTGAAATACATGAATTTAAAAATAATCCTAAGTTAAAAGAGCTTTTTAACATATTGGAGGAGACAGAGGATAAGTGTATTATATGGGCTAACTATGTTTACAATATTGAGATGATTAAAACTAAATTAAAGGAGCGTTATGGAAAAGAGGCGGTGGTTTCTATATACGGAAAAGATTCAGTGGATGTTCGTAAGAAAGCTGTTGAACGTTTTCAATCTGATGATAGATGTCGTTTCCTCGTTGGGAACCCTACTACTGGTGGTTATGGTCTTACCCTTACTGCTGCTAGGAATGTTATTTACTATAGTAACAGTTACAATCTTGAAGTCAGGCTCCAGAGCGAAGATCGTGCTCATAGAATTGGTCAAAGTTCTAAGGTCACATATATAGATTTAATTGTAAAAGATTCTATTGATACAATGATACTAGGATCACTTGAAGGTAAAGTTAAAATTAGTGCTAAGACTTTAGGTGAAGAAGTTATGAAGTGGCTTTAACTGATTTATTAAGATGGTACTTCTCAACTCTTTCTAACCATTTCTCTTCATACTCTTTTAGTTTAGACTCATTCATTTTAAATTCTTGATATAAGCCATCCTTAGTACATACAGATATTACTCCTTGAGTGATAGGGCCATATTGTTTTTTATGAGCTAACGAATAAGCTGCTATTTGATAATAGTAATCCTCAACATACTCTTCTCTTTTAGGTTTGTTTGATTGTTTAAAGTCAATAATAGTTGGCTGCTCATCATGTAGTCCTACAACATCTGTTGCACCAGCCCATCTATCTTCATAGGCAAGACAGACCTCATTGCCCCATACAACTTTTAAAGGTTCTAAATTATTTATTATTTCATGAGCCATCAATCTAGCCTTAGCTCCTTTTTCAGATAAGTTTAAATAACCTACCCCATTAATATAATTCTCTAATACATAGTGCATCTCAGTACCTCTAGTTGCAGCTTGAATAGTAATGGCTTGAGCCTCGGCATAACCTATTCGTTCCCGCCACCTATCAAGTGATGCTTTCTTTTCTGGACTTTGAGTAGCAGATAATATGGTTGTAACACTTGGTATTTTTTTGTTACCTACGTTATAGTGCCGTGAACCGAGGTCGTTGTCTCTGGTATAACTCTTATAGGGATATTTATCTTCTATCTTAAGATCAGTTACAAAGAATTTAGTTTTTTCTCTAATAAGACGCACAAGGTCTTTTAGAATACTTTAAAAAATAAAGCAACAATTATTCCCATCATAGATGTTAATAAAAAACCAGTAGATGCAATAACTATTTTTTCTAGTCTATGAATATCATCATGCATATCTTTTATTTTTTTATTTGTTTCTCGTTGCATATATCTACAAAGTTTCTCGTGATCCGTGATCCGTTGATGAGCTAATTTATCTGAGTGATTAATTTTTTTTAAAGACACTTACTATTCCACCTATCTTCATTCGGCCCATACTATTAGCGGCTAGTGCCCCATCAATATTACCAGAAGCTAAGGCCATTCTTGCTTGTGGATTAATTCCTGTTGACCCTACATTACCTGGAGTAACGTTAGGTAATTTTGGAGCAGGTCTCTCTACTACTGTTTCTGTTTCTTCTGTTACAACTTCTTCAGGATCAAAACCTAATGCAGGTGCTTTCTCAGGATTAAATTCTCTTGCTGGAGGCATTGTAAACTTACCCGTTTCAAAATATGTTTTAAAGTATTCTGCATTACCTTCAAGTTGAGACATAGTTTCTTGAGCTTCTTCGGGACCAATTGCTCCTGCTCCTACTAAAGCTGTACTCAACTGTCCTATGTATCTTGTTAGTTTAGCCATACTATCTATTCTTTGTGGACCTATAGATTTTCCACCTAAACCTTCCATTAATATTCTAGTTGCTTTAGGTGAAGAAAAAGCTTTAGCTAAACCATAAGGAGCAGCTACAAAGAAAAGAGCTGTACCTGGATCTATTACACCGGTTCCCCCTCCTAGTACACCAACTACTTGAGCCATTGCACCAGCTTGGTTTAATTGAACAAACATTGCAGGATTAGATCCTGAAGCGCCTGCTGGTTTTAATGTACCTTCAACTAATTGAATTTTTTTTGTATATTCTCTAATACCTGTTATTTGAGACGCTGTTAAAAAACCTGGTTTCTTTAACATAAACTCGTGTTGTTTTAAAAATTTACTAGCCTTACTATTTAATAGTTTTGGATACTGGCCTGCAGTGTCAACAGAATTTTCTAAAAAGTCTTTAAAGAATTGTCCTCTAAGAGCATCTTTCATTAACTCTTTATTGCCCCCAAAGATATCGTTTCTAAATGTTTTACCCCCAACTGTATATTTAAATTTTCCTTTATCTATAAGTTTAAAAAAGTCATCGTAATAACTTTCTTTACCAGAAGCTATAATTTGTTTATAGATTGCTTCATGACCTCTTTCTTTACCCATCATAGATTTTAAGATGCCCTTTCTAAAAGGTGCTGCACCTAAGTTTGTAAACTTAGAAGCCTTATCCCTTAATTGACCTATACCACCAGGAAGTGGAGAATTATTTAACATCACTTGCATTCTAGCTAAAAGATTAGCTTGAATAGGTGCGCTTGTAGTTGTTTGTATTTCAGCACCAATTGCTGAATACATTCTTTGGAAATTAGCATAATCAGTTCTACCTCCTGTAGACTGTATCATTCCTACCATTTTATCTACTACAGGATCTTTAATAGTTCTATTATTAAATGTTGCACTACGCATATAATCTTCTAAATTACTTACTCCTTTTTCTACAAAGTCGTCTCCCATTTTAGGTGTTCTAAGAACATCCATTTTTTTAGCTACCCCTGGTCCTCTAAATACAACATCATAAGCTGGATCAAAAGTACCATCAGCTCTCATTAAATTTTTCTGGATAGCTTCACCAACATCACCGTATAATTTAGATACTGTTTGTAAATACACCTGATTACCTTGTGTAACTTGTTCATTTATAAGTTTACCAATAGCTACACCTGCCTCGTCATAACCTACTTGTTTAGGTAATGTACTAAGCGTAGCCTCAACAAAATTTTCAATACCTGCAATTGTTTGACGTGCTGCTACACCTTCTGATGTTCTCATTACACCTCCACCAATAATTGAAGCTTGAGCCATACCAGACAGTGTATCTATTGCATTGTTTTCAGTTAATTTTCCAGGAGTAATATTAGCTTTCTCCGCTCTTATTATTGAACCCTTACCTACTAAATTTTTAGTTTCATCTAAAAGATCTCCAGCTCTTTCAATAGCTGCTTTAGATAATTTTGGTGATCTTAATATTAATACTTGTTCATCAGTTATACCGGCTGCAATAACTTTTCCAGCTTCGTCTTTTGTACCAATTTTTAAAATATTAATCTCTTCTTCAGTCATCCCTTTACCATCTTTAATTTTCTTTAGAGCTTTGTTAAATGCAGTATCTCTAGTTAAAGTTGCTACAGATTCTCTAGCTCCTTTAATTTGTTTAATTGATGAAGTAGTAACCTTATTATAAATTCCAGATAAACCTTTAGCTAAACCAAAACCTAAAACTTCACCACCAGCTCCTTGTGCTGCTCCTCTAGCAATTTCTCTTACAATACTTTCTCTAGGATCAAAAGTTTGTGCTATTGCTGCACCGGTTCCACCCCCAACTCCAGCTCCTGCTATTGCACCAAATAATTTTTGTTTTCCAGCACTAGCATTTAATAAAGGTCTAGCTAGTCTTGCTACTCTTGCTGCCATAAGACCAGTAGCAGCTAAAGAAGCCCCTCCTGTAAATGGAGCTGCCGCTGCTCCAGCAATACCTCCAGCAATAGATAATCCTACTTCAGTAACTATTCTCATAAAAGTAGGGCTAGCTAAAAAACTTTCAGTGTCTTTATTATATTTTCCTTTTTGAGTTTCACTTAAAACATCTGCAGGAGTTATCATTAACTCTGCTTCTTGATCAAACTTTAATCCACCATCTGATGATTTTTTAGCTGCAAGTACAGAATCAATTGCTATCTGTTCTTGTTGAGTTGGCGCATCGCCTTTAATTTTAAATGTTTCTCCACTTATTATAATTTCAGCCATTACTCTCCTTAGTTTCCAGTAACATCATAGCCACCATCATATTTTTTAATAGTAACTGGTTCATCAAAATTTAAATATTTTTCTGCTCCTTCTCCTGATTCTTCCATAAGCTGCATAGCTGTTGTAAAGTCAGCATTGTTATCCTCAGCAATTGCTATAGCGTCTGCGAAGTAACCATCTAGAGCTATCATCTTACCTTCAAAGGTAGCTTCCGTATCTCCTATTTGAGGAATTAATCTTTCAATTCTTGCTGCTTCTTCTTCAGATACAGCTGCACCAGAAATTGCTTGTGTTACAAATGAAGTGGCAGCTTGTATTCTAGATTTAAAACTACTATATCTTTTAGAGTATTCCGATCCTCCTGCTTTTCCAAGAAAACCTTTTATTCTACCAACATCCATGAAACCAACAGGTTTTCCTAAATCCATATAGTCAGCTTGTATTTTAGATAAAATTGTTCTTACTCTTTTACTACCATCTCTAGATTTCATTTGTTCTGCAGTAGGTTTATTAACAACATTTACTTTACCGTCTGCACCCATTTGAGCAAATGTACCTTTAGGTAAACCGTAAGATTTTACTTCATCGGCACTCATAGTTCTAAAACCTTTTCCAGATCCTTTTTGTTTCTCTACAGCTAATATTGTATTTGGTAATTTTGCTATACCTTCTCCTAAAGAAGATAGTGTATTACCTATTCCTGATCCTCTACCTTGTAATAAAGGAGCTGCTAATGTTGCAGCATAGATAGCTTTTTCTTTTCTACTTAAAGCTCCTAAGCCGCCTTCATTAAATTTTCTAATTTTAGGTTGCTGAGATTCTAAGTATCTTTGTTTAAATAGTTTTCTAGTTAATACTTTTTCCATATCATTGTTGCTTCGGTTGCATCATGTTGTAAGCCGAGTAAGCACCTAGACCTGTTCCTAATGCTTGTGATAATGGATTAGCACCGGGAGCCGTGGTTGCTGTAATCGAACTTTGAGTTGTTGGTAAATTAGTCATGATACCTTTTAAGAACTCTACTCTTTGATAAGGCTCATAAGCTTTTTGTAATGCTGTTTGTCTTGTAGCTTCTAGTCCTGCTTGGCCTACACCTCTTTGTAATGCACCTGCTTGCATTTGTTGGTTTATATCTGCTCTAGCCATAGATTGTTGTTGCTGTCCCATTTGACCATATATTTGAGCACCCGCTTGTTGGATACCTTGTTGTTGACCCGCTAAACCTGCAGCAGCTTGAAAACCTTGCCCTAAAGATGCACCCATCTTATCTAACGTTTGACCTTGTAATTCTGCTTGTTGAACACCTTCACGTCCTCCACCATAAGCACCAGAGTTAACTGCATTGGCAGATATTTGATTTGACATTATTTGTCCCTGTCTACCAATTTCATTTGTTACATAAGATTGATAAGGATTTAAAAATTGATTTATATTAGGGCCTGCTAATGAACTTTGTAAAGAAGCTAAACCACTTGTAACAGAAGGTGCTCCCACACCCGTTGTTCCTGATTGAGTAATACCCGCTTGTTCTAATGGACTTAAAGGAGCAACTTGAAGACCTGGTAAATTTACAGGGCTTGTTGCTAATTTAGCTGCTTGATCGTAAAGACTAAGTTTTCTAGCTTCTACTTCAGGAGCCTCTCTTGCAATGTTTGTTTGTGTTCCAGTAGTAGTACTTCCACCACCACCACCACTAGATCCACCGCCGCCAAATATAAAACTCATTACTTAATCTCCTTTGTATATAAATATCTTTTAACTTCCCAACCCTTAGTTTTTAAAAAGTTTTTCCAACCCGGTCTAGCATGAACTGCAATTTTCTTAGCATCATTTTGAATAGCTAAGTGTTCTATCATTTCTGCAGCTTCATCTTGCCATAAGTGTCTTTTCTCACCTTTTAATAAAATAACTTCTACTTGTTTATAGTTAGGTAGGGTCGTGATTCGTGTAACAAAAGTACCAAACACTTTATGCTTCTCCCCATCATCTGAACCAAACATAACAAACAACTGGAGGTGTCCTAAAAGAATACCTTCTTTTAAATCTGTAATAGACATAGGCTCACCATCATACTTTAAACCTTCTCTCAACATAAACTCTACTAATGTCCAGTAGTCATTTAATTGTTTAGGCTCGATGTATAATACAGCAACCTCTTTTCTAATTTTTAATTTGCTTTGCGCCATCTGTTAACTCATATATTCTTTTTAGTTGTGATTGTTGATTGTAAAAAAACTTTGCACCTTTTGCTCTCATATCTTTAAAATCGCTAGGGCTTGCTCCAGACATAATACCAGCACCTAAGATAGCATCTGCTCTAGATACAAACTCTCCATCTGCTAACTGAGCTAACATTGTATCTTTATCTTTATTTCCCATACCAGTTTCATCTTCTATATATCCACCAGCTCTTTCGTATAAAGAGTAATCTTTTTCATCTTTAACTATTTTAGAAGGTAGGTATTGAACACCCCCTTCATTAAATTTTTTAATTTCTGCTATCCCACCCTGTGCTGCATAGAATGTATTAGCATTAGGAAAAGGATTGTAATTTGAATTTTGCTCTGCCGGAACAAAAGCTCCTTCTAATTTTCCACTTTCTCTAGCATAAGCATCTTTGTAATCTTGTTCTGAGAACGGAGGTTCTTCTTCTTTTTCATCTGTAAACATAGATTCGATCAAAGGTGCTGCTGTTGTAACGGTTGCTAATTTTGCAAATGGTGACATACCCATAAATCCAGAACCTTCTACACCTTGTACGGCTGCTGCGGTATCTGTAGCTTCTTTTGCTGCAACTGCTTTATTACCCAATAAAGAAGTTAGTCCTTTACCTGCTGTTGTTCCTTCTTTTATACCTGACATAGAAAAAGGTATTTTACCCGCACCACTTCCAAAACCACTTATCATTGAGGACCCTGGTAAACTTGACATACTAAATAACTGAGAACCGCCCCCTACTAAGAATGCATCCCTTAATGATCTTTTAGTTGATTTTCCTCTAAGTTTCTGTACGCCAAATGTGGCTAATGCTAATGTAAATGGATCCATAATTTAATATATAGTTTATGGCTAATAATACCATTTTAGTCTATTCGTTTCAACTCATCAGCAAATCTTCCTGTATACTGATGCTCTCCTACATGACTTATATAATCCTTAATATATGCGTGACATTTACCGCCTAAAGCTCTCCATCTCATACAGAAAGCAAAGTCTTCGCCATGATACGTATGCGTCTCTGGATCAAAATGAGTATCAAAAAAATTATAAACATTAGGAGTTTCAACAGACTTACCATTAATTACCGTGTGTTGTTTAATCTTCATATGTGGATATTGTTTAACCATTTTTTCAATAACTGATTTCTTAATAAGCATACACCCAGTAGGAGAATGAGTTACTTCCATAACACCGTCCACAACTGTAATATCTTCTATATTTTCTAATTTAAGAGGATAGTTATTCATAGACATACTTAAATCTGTTTTATTTTTAATAGACCCTTCATTTAATTTATGCATCCCTTTATCCCAATCAAAGCTTTTTAATGGGTAGGGTATTGATATAATATCCTTATCTTTTTCAAGCATATTATAAATAGAGTAAGATTCAAAATCTATATCCGAATCGATAAATAACATATGTGTAGCTTCTTTATTATTTAAAAATGCAGCTGTGCATAAATTTCTACCCTGAGTTACTAAAGATGATTTAATTAAATGAAACATTACTTTTATGTTTTGATAAAAACAAAACTTTTGAAACTCTAATAAGGATTGAGCATAATGAATAGATACATCACTATGAACTGGAGTACATACCACAATACTATATTTAGGTTTTTCTATTGGTGATTCTTTTGTTTCATCTTTCCATATAGGTTTAACAGTTTCATTAAAGTCAATGTTTTGACTTATTTTTTTATGCTTAAGTCTTTGGTCGTGCATTTAAAGCTCCTCTCAAAAAGTTTTCCCATTCTTTTCCTTTTTTCTCCCATGAGTAAAATCTTTTATAGTAATCTACCTGAGTATCTAAATGATCTTGAATATAATCTTCATGGAGATAATCAGCAGCTGTATCTATAGCATGAGCAAAAGCAATTGCTAAAGCTGTGTAGTCTTTTGTAAAATTTACATATACAGGCCATTCAGCAAAAGTTTCAAAAAGAGCACCATAGTTTGTAACAATTCCATGTAGTCCTGCAGCAGCAGTTTCTACTACACCTATGCAAAAAGTTTCTTCCCATATACTTGGATAAACCCACATTTGATAATCCGTCATATGATCTAAAAGATATTGATTAGGCTTGTATCCAATATAATTAACGTTAGGTAATTTTCTAGCTTGTTCATATAAAGGAAGATAAACATCATCATTTCTTTCTTTAAAACTATCTCCATAAATTTGAGTACTACTATAAACATCTAAAGTTATATTAGGATTTTTAACATATTGCATTGCAGCTAACATTACATTTAAACCTCTCCATGGAGTAGAGTGATGTAATAATTTTATAGGATCACCTTTTTTATATTTTTTTCTAGTGGGAAAATTATCAGTTGCATTTTTAATAACCATGCATTTGTTTTGTGGTACCTCAAACATCATTCTAAATTTTTCATAGTTCCAATGACTATTAAAAACATACCAGTCGTATTCATCATGACGTTCTTTGTTATTAAAAAACTCTTGAAGGTTAGGTTGATCCCAAGAATTTTTTTGCCAAAGAATATTTAATTTAGTTGGGTGTAAAGGAACTTTACCAGGAATAGAAGTACATATCTGTACTTGATCTAATAGTTCTTTGGAGCAGTGTTTTTCTAATAATGCAAATTGTAATTCAGTTCCGCCCTGTGGTTCCATTATTTGGTTTTACCAAATATTGACATAGATGCAACAGTTATTTCAACATGCTGTGAAAAATCTTCATTAGTTGTTGTAGTGTCTGGATTTGATACATCAGCATCAAACTCAGCCTTACTAGCATAAACCTTACCAGTTGTTTTATGTTTTACTATTTCTTTTGCTACAGCAGGTATTACTTTTACTTCTTTTCCGTCTATAATTTTAGTTGTCATATTAATTCCTTCCTTGTTTATTGTATTTCTTATAACTTCTTTTCTTACTTTTGTTAAGACATTTTGTATGCCTACGGGGTCTTTTCCTAGGCTGGTCTCTCTCTACATATGCTGTAAATTTTTTAGCCATTTTGATCTGACCTGTTTATTTCTAATAAACTAATCGTAACATCTGGTCCAGTAATGTCTGATAGCATTTTTAGTATATCGGTTTCTTCTAAAATCAATATGTTGGTAATAAATTCATGGTGAGCGTCTGCAGCTATAGTTTTTTTACTATAGAAATAAGTAGAGCCTGAAGTAATTTTAATTGTAACAACCGCATCTCCTGCACCTTCATTGTAAACATGAATAGATTTAATTAAAGCTCTGCTATTACTTGGTGCTGTATAAACACTTTGTTCCGTACCAGTTATTAAATCTGTGTTTACTTTTTTATATATATTAGCCATTAAACCACGCAAACCTTTCTGTGTCTTGTTTTATTTCTTCTTGATAAGAAGTGTTTAGCTTATCTTTAAGAGTTTGTAAAGATTGTGCTACTTGTCTTTGATTGTCTTCAGTATAAACTGGTGTCGGTTCAGGAATTATAATATCTACTCTTGCCATTATCTCATTCCATCAGGTTGCACATCAGCTCTAAAAGTTCCATATCTCCAATTTTGGTCTGTAGAAGTATTAGCAACTTTAATACTTGCAAATCTTGATCTTGCTCTAGTGTCTACTTTATCAGTTGTGCTATTTACTATAAAAGGTCCGAGAGGCGAGGATGTTGCAGTATCAGATGGAAATTTTCTAAGGTTAATAGTTATTTCCGCATCTCCAGTGATTAATTTAAAATCAGGAATAAATCTTCTAACACTCATAAAAAATTGACCATCTCCTCCTTCGGCTAAATCAAAATCTCCAGATTGAATAAAAGCTGGTATAGCTGTTTTTGCTCCAGTAGAATCTACTTCGTTATTACCAACTTCATGAGCATAATAAGTTGATGCTCCGTTTGCATTTGTCACTCCTTGAATAGTAGGGAATGTTGGTGTACCAGACGCACCATATTCAGTTGCATATGGATTGTCATATAGTGTTGCATCAAACCAAGTAGTCCTTGAAAGTGATCCAGTTGTCCAAGTTTGTTCTGTGTAATTATAAGTAACAACTCTGTCAATTAAAGATGAACCAGATTTGGGATAGAACCAACTTATTTCTTCATAAAGATGATTTAGTCCTACATAAATTTGTTCTCCATTAGCGTAACTCAAACCTAGATTGTCTCCTTTATTTGTAAATACAAAATCTTCAACTAAACATGGTATTGATTTAACTGTACCATCGTATACAAAAAATCCTCCAGCTTGACCCATCCACCAAACAGCTCCATTTACATATTTAATAGAGTGTTGACCAATAGCTCCACAATTACTTCCAACTTGTCTTATTGAAAATGTAAATGGAGGACCAACAAACTGCATTACATAAGCTGATGTGTCAGTTAAAATTAAAATATAATCTTTACCTCTTACAGCTCCTACTATTTTTGTACCTGACTCTATTCTAAATGTACCAGCAGTATTAACTGAGGTCGGAGCATAATCAGATATATCTTCTTGATCCGAAAATCTTATAAACATTTTATCTTGAGTATTTGAAGTTCCAATTGTAGTTTCTGTTCCAAGTATAACTAAATGTCTATCCCTTTCAGAAACAATAGACATAACAGATTTAGTTGGTGCTCCACTAACAACAGTTGCTCGTGTGGTTAATGCAGCAGCGGAATTACTTATAGTATCCCACTCAAATGTTTGACCATCTTTTATTGTTGCAATTAATTTTGATCCAAAATGATCTAAAGACCATGATGCAGATTCTAAAGTTACTCCACCAGTCAATGATGAAGTTCCCCATCCAAGATAAGCTTCAACAGAAGCTCCACTCGCATGGGCTGATCTAGTGCCTGCTACAGCTCTAGTAATTCCAGTTAAATCATTTGTAGAAATTCCAGTGTATGAAATAAACTCTGCTCCAACTTTTATAGTTCCAGATGTTGGAAAACCAACAACGGAAGATAATGTAATTGAGGTTCCTGAACCACCAGTACCAGCAGTGTCATCTTGTAGTAAACCATTTAAAGTTGAGATAACTCCTGCAGACCCACCCCATCCAGAAGTACCATAACCAAAACCAGCAGTTTGATTTAATGGTCCCACTTTAACATAAGGATTTATTGTTGCTGCTCCACTTGCTGCAACAGTTGTACCAGCATTAGCCGCCATAGTAATTGTGAATGTATCTTGACTCGGCACTGTCACAATCTCAAAAGTATTTGTTGTAAAATCTGCAGCTAAGTAACCAGCTCCCACTGGAGGCGTAACAGAGGTAAATCTAATCAAAGCACCTGCTAATAAACCATGAGCAATTTTATTTACAGTTACAGTTGGACTAGTGTTGGCTGTTGTAAATGTTGCTCCAGTAATTGCAGTGTCTAATGGTGTGATATCGTAGAATGCATTTTCATAATAAATTATTAAAGCCTTATTAGTACCTATAGCTGAGTATCTTCTACCATCTAAATCAGCCCAAACAAGTTGATCTCTTGCTGCACCAACTAGTGTATTTGAAGTTATTTGTTGCCAACCCCCTATTTTTTCTGGCAGACCATATCTAAACCTAACAAAATCACCATCAGTCCACTGACCTTCTGCTCCAGTTTCTGTGACTTGCTTATTAAATCCCGGTCTAATCTGTACGTTTGTTAAAGGCATGCAGACATTATATCATTTATTTGAAGTATATTAAATAACTCTACTTAACAACTTTAAATTACCTTCTAAACCAATTTGGTAATCCTAAATGAGGACGTTTGTCAAACATATTATCCTTAGATCCTGGAGTTTTTCTGTTGTTATAGTGAAGAAATACTTGAATACATTCTTTACCTTTAAATTTTTCTCTCCAATGCTCTAGTTCACAACCTGAATAAACTAACATATCGCCTGGTTTTAAATCTATTTTAATACCTTTTGCTTTGCTAGAGGAAGTAATTCCTTTTTTACCACCTTCTGTTTCAGGTAAACCAACATTTTCGTTTGGACTTAAATATATAGGCCAATCATCCCCACCTAAATTCATTGTAGTTGATATCTCACAACTAAATCTATCTTTATGTCTTTTTAATTCGTCTTCCTTTTTATATATTCTAGCATATGTATAAGATGGATATAATTTAAGACCTGTTACTTTTTCCATTTTTGGTAGACATTTTAACATTAAAGTCTCCATAGCAATATTAGCATATTGAGCATATGTATTTGGTATTTGACCACTAGGTTCTTCATATTGACCTATAATATATTCAAATGGAGATATGTATCTAGCATCCTTACAAGTATCATAAACTTGTTTTTGCATAATAAAATAATTTGCAATAAATGAAGCTAAATCTTTTGATATTGCTTGACGAATGACTGTATATTTTTTTTTTTTAAACATCTTTTGCCATCTCTTTCGGTACAGCTTGTAGGTTCCAATGTATAAATCTAAAAGGTTCTTTACCAAAATCTACTGTAAACTCGTGTTCTAAAAACCCTGGAAATATAACTAGTGTTCCAGGTTTAGGTCTAACATAAATTAATTCTGCTGCCGGTAATACACCTTTTATATTTGTTTTCATTTTTAATTTTGTAGCTCTAGCTCCAGTACGTGGCTCGTGAAATACTGGCATTGATGTTTTATCACTTGCTTTTAAAAAATAAAATCCTGAAACATGTTGATTCCAATGAACGTGAGCTGAATGATTTCCTCCTCCTTCTTTAGCAAACTCTTGTACCCACATTTCACTAAATAAAGTTGTGTATTGTGACATATCAAAACCTTGATGATCTAAATACTCCCAAGATTTTTGACCAATGTAATCTCTAAAATCTCTAAAATTATTGTCAGCTGTTAATGGTGTTGAATGATATGACGTTCCAAAATCACCATGTTCTTTAATAAATTTTTTTTGTTTATTTTTTGAATCTTTAATATATTTGTTAGAAGCCCTATTTAAAGATTTTATAAACTCTGGTTTTTGTTCAGACCAAATAGTTGTGCTAAAGTAATTATTTATATACATCTTATTTAAATGGGTATCCAAGGTTCCACATCACCAATGAATATCTAGTTCCTTTTGTTACGGGTTTAACTCTATGCCATACAAATGATGGAAATACAATGATACTTCCTTTAGGTAATATCTCTTTTGCTTTTCTCAAATGTTTAGCTTCTTCTCTCATATGGGGATCATAGTTTCTAAAGTCAAACTCTAATTCACCACCTTCATATTCTGAACTATCTGTTAACTGACAAGTCATAGATAGTTTTCGAATTTTACCATTTTCTGGACCTTCTTTTTCATAAGGTTTTTCAAAAGAATCACAATGCCAATCATAATATTGGTTGTGTTTGTATTTTGTAAATTGACATGACTCTGATCTATCCCATTCAAAATTCCAACCTGCTGATTTATTAGCTTGATGTATATAAGGATGTAATTCTTTATATATCCATGGGTCATTTAACCAAACTAAATCTGATCTTCTTTTTTTCTGCATATTTTTAATTTGGTCTTTAGTTAATTCTTTATCACCATATCCACCCGTTCTAGCCATAGTTTCTGATTTTGATAATCCATATTTTATAATGTCATCACATACTTTAGGAGGTATTGCAGAAGTAAAGTACCAGTAATAATTAGATATATTCATTTTGAAAAAGTCATGTTTAAAGAAAATCTATAGGCAGGAGCTGTAGAAGTACAAGGTCTGATCAAATGAGGAATAGTGGCATCAAAAATAACTACTCTATTTGGCTTACACTGAACAGTTTTAATTATATCTTCTTTGTTGTTATTTAAAAATAAAGTGTCTGCACCCCACTCTAAATCCCATTTCATATTAGCATAATAAATAAAACTCCATTTAGCATTATCAAGAGAATCATCATGAGGATGATATACACCCGCTGAAGTAACAGCATTTATTAAACATCGGTTAAGATTATTTAAATTCATTTTAAATTTATTTTTAATGTTAATAGGTAGATGTTCTATTGCACCTAACTTAATTAAATCTTCTTTTGTAAATATAGCTCCAAACATATCAAAACTTTTATAATCAAAAGATTCACTATCATTTAAATTTAACTTAAAATATGAATTAAGTATAAAAGAATAAAATTTTTGAGTTACGTGCGATGGATATACATTATCAAAAATATATATTTTATTTAAATTATTAGATATAGTCATAAGTTATTGTTTGCACAAAATTTAAACTATCTTTCTGATTATTAGTTATATAATACATATTAGTTGAGGGAAACATTATAAACATATTATTTTTAAGTTCTATATCCCAACTTCTTCCCTTACGTCTATTATCATCATAATGTATTCTAACATTACAGTCTTTGACTTTTACACCATATAATAATGTAAAATCTGGAGAGTTACGTAAATCCACGGGATCAATATTTAATAAAGGAATTGTAGTCTCATTAGGTTTATAGTTATTTCCCCATGTGTTTTTATTAATTAACTTATAATTATGTTCAACATTAATATGATCTCTTACATAACTATTTAACATATCCCAAGTTCTTGAAAACGGAAAATCTTTTTTTTGAATCACTGATTTTAAAATATCTTCTACTAATTTATCTCGGTCAATGTCCCAATCTTTAGGCATTGCTATATCTCCATAATATAATGCTTGTTCTGATAAAGTTTTTTTAATCATTCTGTTATCCAATCTATTATTAAATGCACTCTATTAGATTTACTATTATTTGCAACTGAGTGTATTTTTTTTGAGTTATTTATTTCCCACATTTCGCCTTTTTTTAAATTTATTTTTTCTTCACCCACATTAAAAATTACTTTATTATTTGTAATTATAGGAATATGGATTCTTTTACATATATCTAATGAAAATGAATTATCAATATGATTAGGTATATTTTTTTGAGCTTCTAAATTTACCAGTAGTGCTCTTATAATATATCCTTTACCAAATTTTTTAGAAAATATATTCTTAAACTTATTCATTTCATTTTTATATATACTATAATTAAAATGATAAGTAGGATTATGGTTTCTAAAATCTTCATCAAATATCAATGGTATTGTTTTGGTATATTTATGTACATCATATGTTTTTTGTCTAAATATATAATCATCCCAGGTTTTAATTTTTTTAACTTTAGAAGCTACAGCTGAGACATCTGTTTTACCAATATAATTAAAATTCATAATTTAAAAATACTTTCTACTGATTCATTACATCTTAATTCTAAATTTAATGCAATTCTTGGTTTTGTTTTTGAGACATCTGGTAAATGATCTAAAAAAGATGGGAAAATTAACATATCATTATCTTTTGGCATTAAATATTTTTGTTCATTTTTATAGTGAAAAGTAATTCCTTTCTTCTGTGTCTTTAAATATAATACACAATTAATACTTGCGGTTAACTTATGGTTATGACATTTGCTTTTGTTATATTCTTTATCAGTAATATAAGCCCATGTTTTAAAATTCACATCTTTTAAAGAAAAAATATTTAAATTAATTTTAGATATATTATAAAATATATTGTACAAATAGTTAGTATACCTAGAATGTAATTCAAAATTGTAAGAATTTTTTTCATTTAAATCTATTCTTTGATTTAAACATTCTTTTATTAATGGCTCTTTAATATTTTTTAAATGTTTTTCTATATTGAAACTGTATATTAATTTTTCTAACATCATTTTTATTCTTTAATAAAATTTTTATATTTTTCAATTATATAATTAGGAATTTTAATTTGATTGTATATTGTTTTTTTAAGTGCTCCTGTTTTTAAAGTATGCATAGGAGCTTTTAAAATAGTATCATCATACTTAATATTATTTATTGAAAATTGTTCTGTAATATTAAAACAATGTTTAAATTTTGGTATTTTTAAAAAGCTATAAATTTTATTTATATTATTTTCAGGGTTTTTTATTAAATTATTATAATCAATAAAAAGTACATCTTCGTTGTTTTTTATAAAATTATATGCCATACAAGAAAAATCAAATAAACTATTTTTTTTAGTAATCAATTCTATTTTTTCTTCTATTTCACTTCTATGTAATGCAGTTTTGTCCATTTGATTATATTCCAAGTTAATATAAAAATCTGGATAATTATTACATAAATTTAAATAAGAAGTTATTATTTCCACAGGGTTTCTTACAAGAAAAATTAATTTAATTTCATTAGGACAATATTGTTTTAACATATTATAATTAAAAGGAGTAGCCCACTCTCCTCTATTTATTATATATTTTTGTTTCCATTTTTTATAAAAATTAAAAAGTACATTTTTTTGTATTTCTTTTAAACTATCTTTTGTTGGAAAGTAATTATACTTATCATCGTATTTAATTGTCTCTAAATTAAAAAATATTTGAGTAGCATAAGAATGCCCAGAAGTTGCAATGTCTTTATTTTGGTTTAAAATTGTAGATAATAAAGTATTTCCAGATCTTGGAAAACCAGTCAAAAAATAATACTTTTGTTGCATACTACAACTATTTATATATTATTTTTTTAATTTATACAAATAAGTATACTTTAATTTATGCTAATTGATCTGTCAAATCCCAAGTTGTATTAGCTTCATTCCAGGCATAATACCAATGATTAGTATGTGCTGTATTTTGTGATTCTTGTCCAGCAGTTAATGCTGGTGCATCACCGATTGGTGATTTCCAAGAAGCTGATGCATTATGTTTTACCCAAGATGCATAAGGTTTTTTAGGCCAAAAGATTTGATCATCTTCGTCCCAAGTAAAACCTATACCTGCATAATTTCCTCTTAATGGAGTTCCACCTAATTTGTGTTGATTGCCAGATGTATTGTAGGAAGTTTGAATCCACATTTGTGCTGGCCAATTACCATACTGTTGTAATTTTTGTTGACCTACTGTTTCATCTTCAATGCCATCAGCGTTTAACATATCATTATTATTTAAAACTACCACTTGGATAACTTTATTACTAGAACCTATTTTTGCAAAATGTGCCATAATTTTTACCTAATTTTGAAATTTATACCTTATAATTACTATACCTGAACCACCTGCTCCACTATTAGGAGAAGATGGTGATTGTCCACCTCCACCTCCGCCAGTATTTGCAGTTCCAGCTTCAGCTGTACTAGGACTTCCACCATTTCCGCCTCCGCCTAATCCACCTGCTCCGCCAACTCCAGGAGCTGGTGCAGCACCACCGCCACCTCCACCTGAAAAATATTGAAAACCTCCAGAAGCTTCTCCAGAAGGTCCAAAAACAACAGAAGGTACTCCAGCTCCAACTCCACCAAATCCACCAGGCCCTGTTGGCATTGGGGGTTGTGCAGCTTGTCCAGCAGCTAATGCTCCGCCACCACCACCTGCTGCGTAAGTAGGTCCAGGAGAAGCTCCACCAGCATTTCCTTGAGGAGGACTAACAGGAGGTGTATTACCAGCTCCACCAGCTCCACCTCTATGTTGTTTTCCACCACCAGATCCGCCAGCTACTCCGCCAGAGCCACCTCCAGCAGATGTTAGTGTTCTAAAAACTGTATCCGCTCCACTTGTTTGTCCAGGTGTTCCTGCTCCACCAGCACCTATAACGACAGGGTAAGTATTAATCGCAGCCGGTAAAGCTGAACAAGCATTTAAAGGTAATGCTGGAGCTCCTGGTTGATCTGCAGCAAGAGCTGAATATCTAAATCCACCTGCACCACCGCCACCACCAGCTATACTTGAGTTACCTCCGCCACCGCCAGCTGATACTAAATAATCTATTGTATTTGAACCTAATGCACTTCCCTCACAAGTTATTGCAAAATCTCCTGATGCTATAAATTTTGCTATTTTATAATCTCCACAACTTGAAGTAGTTAAAGTATTACCACATCCTGTAACTGTAGCTACAACATATTGTATAGCTCCTGAAATTTCACTTGAATCATCTTGAGTTGCAATCCAACCTTTTGTTCCATCCACGTAAACAAAAACTACAGATTGTCCAGCAGTAGTTAAAGTTGGGTTAACTGAGTTTCCACCATTTATAGGACTTGAATTTCTATCAATTGTTAGTGCATTAGAACTAAATGTTTGTGCATAATCTTTTACCGCTACAAAATCTCCTGCTGAAGGACCAGATGGTAAAGTTAGATTAAAAACTCCACCTGCCGTATTACAAAAATAACCTTCACCTGATACTGCAGTAAAAGTTGCAGTCTTTGGAGTTGTAACCCATGATGTTCCACCACTACTAGCATCAGCAAAAGTTGGAGGTGCACCTGCACCTGCTGAAGTTAAAATTTGTCCTGCAGTACCTGTTGCTACTGCAACTGGATTACCACTTGCATCATAAGAAATTACATTTCCATCTGTACCTGGGGCCATTTTTGCTAATGTCACAGCGTCATCTGCAATTTGTGCAGTTCCAATAGTACCACCTAATGTGTCTAATGATATTTCATTTAAATTTGTTCCGTCAGAATATGCCGCATAAATTTTAGCAGCATCTAAAGCAAAACCAGTTCCAGAAGCTGTTTTAATTGTAAGGTTTGTAGGATTAGTTAATCCAGTTGCATCAAAAATATAAAATTTTTCTATACTATCTGGAATAGTACAAATTGTACTAGCAGCAATTGATGCTGTTGCAAATTTGATTACCATATTTCTTGCGTTAGAAATAGTTTTATCAGTCATTGCTAAAGCTAAAGTTCCACCACTTGAAAGTGTTACTTGCTCAAAACCAGAAATAGCTTGTTGAATTAAGTTTAAGTTATTATTTGTATTATCTCCCCATGTACCAGCGTTTGCGCCAGTAACCATAAGCTCAAGTTTTAAATCTGTTGAGTAACTAGATGTCATAAATTTTTATCTCCTAAATATTATAATTTTACCTTAATCAAGCGGCCAAATCAACCTCTGTCCAAGTATTATTTACGTCTAAATCAACCTCTGACCACGGTGTTACCGCTACATTTCCTACGCTTGTGCTCATCGAAATACCTGTCACAAATATATTAGCTGTTTGTACTGTAGTTGCTGATCCTATCGATGTAGTTAATGATAAACCTACTAATTCAACTGAAGATACTGCATCTACATTTCCTATAGCACCTTGTAGTAATCCAGCAGTTGTTACCTCAACAGTTACATCTGTAACTACTATCTCCCCACCTAAAGAAGCTATTAATGATATTCCGGTTACATCTACTACTGAAACCGGATCTACATTTCCTAAACTTCCTGTTAGTGAAGTTCCTGTTACATCCGCTAAAGTATTTGCATCTGCAATTGCAGATCCTACTGCAGTCTGTAATAATCCAGCAGTTGTTACAACTGGACCTACTGCAATCTCTACTGTTGAGCTACCAATTGAACTTTGTATTGTGTGTTCGGTAACATTGATAGATATACTTCCATCAACTTGAATATCTACAGGACCTATTCCCATTGATGCTGCAGTACCTTGTATAGTGATTCCTGCAACGGCTCCGATATTAGCAGATAAAGAAATACCTGTAACATCTACATTTATTCCAATACCAATTGCTTCGTTACCTGTAACTGAAGTTAATGATTGTCCTGTAAGAGTAACTATTGTTTCTGCTGCTGATGTAGCTGTACCAATTGAAGAAGATAAAGAAATACCTGTAATGATTGTAGAGTAAGGCACTCCCCATGCCATACTTCCCCATTCGTTTCTTCCCCAACCTGCGTTTAATTCCGCAACAATTGTTTCGTTACCAATACTTGGAGTAAGTGCTATTCCGGTTACATTAACGCTAAGACTATTTTGTTCGCCCCATTCGTTTAGTCCCCATGTACTATTACCCCAAGTATCAGCCATTTCATTTTTCTATGTTGTTACGCAATTCTTAAAATCGCAGCACTTGTAGTAAACGCTGGGAATTGAACTGTAAAAGTTCCAGAAGTTGCTGTCTTATCTGCACCAAAATCTAATACACAAACAGAGTCAGTAGTTCCTGAACCACCTGATGTAGTTGTATTATAAATTAAAGCACCTCTTGCAGTTAAACTAACTGAAGTAAATGATAAGTTATCAAAATCTACAATAGCTGTTGCGCTAGCCATTGATACACTTGGATTAGGTTTAACTAAAGCTAAACCACCAGCTACATACGTTCCAGTATTTGCTACTTCAGTATTTGCTCCACCACCTGGATTAGTTGCGTAGTTTGTTGTTGATGCACCTAAAACTGCATTAGAATTATATAATGCTAATTTAAAAGTACTTCCACTTGTAAATTGGAACTTGTGTGCTCCTTCTAATAATTCTTTTTTAAATGAATTACATATTGCGTTTGTTGTTATTGCCATAATAATTTCTCCTTTTTCTTATTAATATTAGCTTCCTGTTTGATTCGGTGAAGGTGATGGGATTACTATTCTTGGTACTCCGTCATCGTATTCACCTCTTCTTCTTCTACCCATTTGTTGTAGGGCAAAATTCTGTAGTTCTTCTTTATACTTACTTTCGTATAACTGTAACATATCTTGAGGCCCTTTTAAATATCTGAAGCATTCTGCTAATACTCCATGTAAAAGCATTCCTTCTTGATATTTAGATAAGTAAGTAGTATTTGAAGATGTAAAATTAGGTGGTGTTTTGATAAAATTTATTTGTACTACATAAGCTGCTGCTGGAGTTGGGGCAACAATTACGTTAAACTCATCCCAAGCAGCCCAATAAATTGGAGCTCCTGTAGTGTTAGTTGGATTATATTCTGAAATAAAACTAGTATCTCTTTTTTCTAAAAAAGTTCTTGTGGTTGTTGTAGTCGAACCTACAGTGGCAGTAATTAAAGTTTGTAGGGATCGTACAATCATACAATCTGCAGGTAAACTTAAAGCTCTATTACCACTTGTAAATGTAGATTGATCATATTTTCTTAAGTCATCATAATCAACCGTACCTGCAACATTTAATTCTACAATTCTAATAAATTCTTGAATAATAGAATCTGTTAAAACATTATTATCTACTTCTGTGTAATTTCTTACTTGTGTTAAAAAAGTTGAGTGTGCAATAGCCATTATGAAATAACCACCTCTACTACTCCTACTTGAGGAAGTAATTGTCTTCTTCTATTCTGTAATGAAGGATTTGTGGGTACCATTCCTATTCCAATATTAGAAATATTAGTTGCATAATTATCTCTAGTATCAATAGAGTTTCTAGTATTAAAAGCAAAATTACCAGGTAAAGTTAAATTAGCTACGCCTACCATAGTTCCACCAGAATTAGCTGAAACTGCACCTATTTGTTTAGGTTGTTGAAATCTTTGTGATCTAGGATTTTGTAAAGCAACCGCATCTGCTTTATGATAAGGTGGATCAATCTGAGGAGACTTAGGTTCATATTCTGTAATATGTACTAATGAGCCATTCCATTCCTTAACCATTTCAGTATACGGAAATGCCATACCCGATCTATCAGAAATTGTTAATGATCTTCTACCTCTTGCCCAAGACATTATACACCATCTCCATAATAAGTTTGTGGTGAAATATAAACTGAAGTTCTAGAGCCGTCTTCTCTTAATGCTCTAACCATTTCATCTTCGTAAATTCTATTTAACATTTCTGTTCTTGCTGGAGCTCTTTTTTGAGATAAGAAATATGCAAGACCTGAAGCCATGCAGGGTAAGAATCTAAAAGGTAAATTAGGATCATCTGTATAGGACCCCGCATCCTCGATTCTATTAATAGAATAATATTTTAATGTTGTATAAGTAGAAGCATCTGGAGTTAAATATAAACTAATAGTTGGTGTTATTTGTCTATCTACAAAATATTGTGAAGGCTGACCTGTTTGATATTTATTAGGAATAGCTTGATAAGCTGATCTATCAACTTTAGTTAAAGTTACATCTTGAGTATTTGTATTATTTTGTGCTGTCGGTGTTGTAGAAATATAAGCTTCTAAAACATCTGAAACGTTTGAAGGTACAGAATATGTTGGTGTACCAGCAACTAATGCAACTTCATTTAATTCTACTTTCCAAAGATGAACACCTCTATTACCCCATTCAGAAAATAAAATATTTAAACTTCTTCTAGCAGATTTTAAATCATGTCCACTATTAGATTGAATACCAATTCTCTCATACGCTTCTGAGATAACGTCATCAATAGTTAAGTTAAAAGATGTAGTTCCTGATGTAGCCATAGATACACCTTATTAAATTAAATCTTTGCTATATTCTGAAACAGTAATAAATTCACCATCCATAGCCTTAACCATTTTACCTTTTTTGGCTTTAACTTTATCGTAAATTTTTCCAGGTTGTAATGCTTCATTTTCTAAACCCATACCTGAAGTTCTAGCTGCACCAAAACCTCTAGTAGATGGTTTGTCCATCATCATACCTTTGTTTGCTTTTTTCATATATCCTCCATGTCTTGCTTTTTTTTGTTCTGTAGCTTTTTCATACATTGAAACAAGTGGTATTCTTCCATTTGAAGCCATGCCAGTAGCGCCCATAGAAGTTGCTTCACTTTTACCTTTAAATAATTTCTTAACCATTTTTCTTCCTTTTTTAGTAAGCGCTGCCGCTAGTCCTAAAACTGCTTTTTTTGGTTTCATCATTTTAAAATCATTACCTGAAATTTTACCATCTCCGTCTCTATCTAATTTTACTTGATTACCTTTTAACATACTTGCTCCTCCTTTATTAAATGTTTTACTAAAACTAATTCCTAAATTTTTTGCCTTACCTGTTTTTGATCCTTCTACACTAAATGAACTATTTTCACCTTCTTTTGTAAATCCTAAACCTATTGTACTATTTATATTTTGTTTACTTTTTTTAAGGTAAGGTTTTGAAAGACTTATATTAGCTTTTTTATTTTCTTTTCCTAAAGATAAACTTCCACTAGGTACGGTTGCAAATTCATCATCGCCAATATTTACCCCGCCACCAACTGTAGTATTTTTTAAAACACCTTTAACTACATTTTTTAAATGTGTGGGTATGTTTGTTTTTTTCCCCATTATATTAATCCTTTATAATAGTTTGTTGCAAATCCGCCTTTATTAAAATTTAATTTAACTTTGTCTTCTTGTTTGGTTTCATTTATTGCTCTTTGGTATGCTTTTTTTACACCCTCTTCATATGTTTTAGAATGAAACTGAGAGTCTTTAGACTTAAGAGCTTTTTTAAATCTTGCTTTAGCTTTAGCTCCTAAAAAATCTACATCAACAATATCTTCAACCTTTTTTTGTTTATTCATTACTTTACCAGTTTTAGCTTTTTCTGGAAATCCTTTTTTCATATTAGAATAGGATGATTTAGATATAGTAGAGTCAGCTTTAGATCTAGAGATCCCAAGCTTACGTCTACGGTTAATATTTTCGTACAAACTCATACAATTCCTTTTTAGTGGCCACTTTGCTTTATCATATGATTAAAATCATATTTTTTAGCCTTTGTTGTTATATAACTTATTGGATTGTATCACTTTTGATCGGTAGATTCTATACCTTAACTTTTTTGTTAACAGGTTTATAGACTTTACCATGGGTTTTTTCTACTATCTTTTTAAATTTAGCTCTTTCCCATTTACCCCAACCTCTACCTAAGCCGGGCTCTAATTGTTTTGGTATTTGTGCTCTAGTTATTGCCATTTAATTTGAAACCTTTCCGTCTTTCCATTCCATATCAGGTAAGCCTTCACTATATTTTTTACCATCAAAGGTTAGTACTTGTTTTCTGTTTGAACCAGATTCGTGATAACTAATATGTATCCACCCCCCTGCCGGATCGTCTTTATCAAAATACTCCATAATCAATTGATCAAAATCCACGTTATTTTGTAGCCAGTAAGCAGTCTTAATGTTTGGTACCCCAAAAATTTCTAGGTCGCAAGCTTGTCCTAGTGCATGCTGCGATGTTTTTTTGCTACCAATCGCTTCACACAACGCCTCTGAACGGTATCCGCTGGTTATCGTAACAGGTTTGTCAAAGTGTGCACGTAAAGGTTCTAAAACTTTATAGCATAAGTCACCTAAATTTTTAATCTCTCCAGGTCCTGGAGTATTATCAATTGCCTTACGTTGAGCTACCATGGAAGCGGTCATCTCTTTTAAAGTGAAGTGTTTACTAAGTTGCATAATATTTATTTACCTCTAACAGAATCAATGAAATTGTACACTCTTCCAAATTGTTTATCAATAGACATCAAGTCAGACTGAATCATGGTTACTATTAATTGGAGTTCAATTAATGTTACAAGTGTCCATGTAGCTAATCCCATTAGGATTGTACCAAGTAATGCAATTAATGCTGTGTTAGTTTTTCTACTCATTTGTTGGTACCGGTAATTCATCTGTTAAATATTTAGGTATTTTTAATTTTTTCTTTGTAGGATCTTCTCCCATATAATTACCTGGATTTTTCTCCATATACTCTTTTTTTAAATTTTCCCAATGGTTTCCTTCATCTTTTTTATTAAGAGCTTCTTCATTAACTGATACGATACCCTTACATTTTAAGGCCAAGGATCTAAAGTTTTCATTATACAGATAGCTAGGATTAGCATTAACTTTATTACAATGTTTTAATAATTCTAATTGTTGTTTTAATCTAAAATTTTCTGTTCTTATTCTATTTTGTGAGTCACAATTTTTCTTAGACAGACCTAAATTTTTTCTAAATGATAATCTTAGTTCGTGTCTATCATTATCATAATCA